CCGACGTCACGACTCGCGCCAACAACGGCTGGCGGGCCACGGCCGCGACGCTGAAGGAGGCGACCATCGAGTTCGAGATGCTCTGGAAGCCCTCGGACGCGGCGTTCGCGGCGATCCTGGCTGCCTGGCTGGCGGCCGGCGAGATCGCCATCGCGGCTTTGGATGGCGACATCGAGACGGCCGGCAACCAGGGGCTGGCGAGCAACTGCTCGGTGACCAGCTTCACCCGCAACGAGCCGCTGGAGGAGGCCGTCACCGTCAACGTGACGCTCAAGCCCTCCAGCTTCACGGCCTGGTACACGGTGCCGGGGAGCTAAGCCATGAGGAACTTCAAGGACAACGCCGACCGGACGTGGACGCTGACGCTGAACGTCTACACCGTCAAGAAGGTTCGCGACCTGTTGGACGTCGACCTGCTCGACCTTTCTGACAGCGGCGACGCCAAGGATGGCAACAGCCTGCTGTACCGCCTGATCGCCGACCCGGTGCTCCTGGTGGACGTCCTGTATGTCGTCTGCAAGGAGCAGGCCGACGGCGCCAGCGTCACCGACGAGCAGTTCGGCCGGGCCATGGCCGGCGACGCCATCGACGCCGCGACGCGGGCCCTCCTGGAGGAGCTCGCGGATTTTACCCCGAGCCCGCGCGACCGGGCGCGGGCACGCAAGGTGATCGACGCGACGTGGAAGCTGATCGACCGGGCCCAGGACGTGCTGGACGCCAAGGCCGACGGGGAACTGGCAAGGGCGGCGGACGCCGCGTTGTCGGCCCTTGGCAGCTCGTCTGGGAACTCGCCGGCTTCGTCGGAACCGACCCCGGACCCCTGACCATCCGCGAACTGCTGTGGATGGCCGAGGGCCGCAACCGGCGGCTGTGGGACCACTCGGCCACCATCGCGGCCGCGGCGCTGAGCAGCTTCCGCGACAAGATGATCGACCCCGCGCGGCTGCACCCTTACGAGCGCGGCGGCAAACGCAAGAAGGGCATCCCGCTGACGGCGGGCAACATCGGCATCCTGAAGACCGTCTTCGTGGACAAGCCCGCCAGAACGGCGGGCCAAAGGAAGGAGAAGGGAATCTCATGAGGTACTTCGCACAGGCAGTGGTGATCGTGATGGTGGCGGCGCTGGTCCTCGCGGGCGGGTGCCAGTACGCGCGGTGGCACGAGACCCGCCAGGGCCCGGCCGTGCAGGCCCCGACGGCGGCGCCGTCGTGCGACGGCCCCGGCAACCTGTACACCCGCATCGGCGTGGCGACTTGGACCGACAGCACCGGCCGAACGCACCGCCAGCCGGTCTACGTTCGTGTGGACGAGACCACGCCCGAGGGAGCGCAGGGCCCCAGCGGGCCGAAGGGCGCCACTGGCGAGAGGGGCGCGCGGGTGCCGACCGTCACACTCGACGGCCCGGTACGTCTGGAGAGTTTTTCACCACGCGCGCCCCGGTCTGCCGGCGACCCGAACGGCCAGTACCGCGCCCGCGGCGGCTCCTACAGCCGGAACATCGACGCGATGGGCCCGGTCTGGGGTCCGAACCCGGCCGCCAACTTCAAGGACATCTCCCCGATGGAGGACCGCGGCGACAAGCTGCCGTCCTACAGCGCCGGCTCCGGCGGCATGCATCTCGGTGAGACGACCGGCGGGGGCTTCACCGGCGGCGGGTTCTCGGGTGCCGCGGTCGTGGCCCGCTCGGGGACCGGTGTGATGTTCGTGATCGGTTGCCTGGCCGTTCTCGGCGGGATCGCCCTGGTGATCTGGGCTGGCAACGTCAAGCTCGGCCTCGGCGTCGCGGCAGGCGGCGGCGGGCTGATCGCCACGGCCTTCCTGCTGGACGCCTACCCGTGGCTGCCGCTTGTTGCCCTCGGCGTCCTGGTCGCCCTGGGCGTGTGGTTCGTCCTCGACGCGAAGTTCGCCGAGAAGGCCAAGGCTGCCCTCGCCAGCACGCAGACGACCCTGTCGGCCGTGGTGCGCGGCGTGGAGGCCGCCCCCGCCGAGGCCCAGGCCGCCGTCAAGGATTCCATCGGCAGTGCCGCGACCGCCAGCGGCAACCCGGCCGCGATCAAGGACACGATCTCAGCCGCCAAGCGGGAGGCCGGGGTGGGCTGATTGCGAAGCGCAGCAGCAGATGGCCACAAGAACATCCGTCGGAGATCTACGCTCTGAGTCGCCGAAGCGTATCGACCCAGAGATGGAAGGACTTCGACTGCGTGTGCGAAATGACCAGAACTGGGAACTCGCCGTGGACTCTACACTTGACCTCAATCTCGGTCAGCCACGCTGGTCCGGGGCGAGCGATGATGAAGATCCAGTCACAGTACGCATAGCTCATCATGTAGTAGTGGTGGCCCTCGAACCTGCCCGTCCCATGTGCGAGTGGAGCCACCGTTCCCACGGGCCGTTTGTTGGCGTCAATCGAGAGAGCTGCGATGATTGGGAAGTGACCCGGTTCTCCTGGATCGCCACTCAGGACCAATGCACGAAGCTCATCTTGGTACTTCCCAAGGGATATCGCAGGATCATTTGTGAAACCCGATACGGCCGCTCGCCAGAGAACAGAGAGGTGGAACAGCTTGAAGGCGGCAAAGTCGGGCAACGAGACTGTAACGGCGGGCCGACTGGCTTTGACATCAAGCATAGTGAAGTCTGGCGGGATCGTGTCCATCCAGATCTTCTTGAACGGTGTCTCATAGGAGTCATTGAGTCGCTTCTCGCAAGCTTCACAGAGAAGGTACTCCCACCGCCCCTTCTGAGTGACCCTTGTGTCATGCCCCAACGAGTACATCTGTCCCTTGTCGTTCTTCAAGGGTTGATACGCCAACTCGGGAACGATGTGGGACCTGCACAGAGGCCCATGGGTTCCGCAAAGCTTGCATGCACCGGTCGGTCTTGTTGATCCCATGGAAGCGATTCTATCCAAAGCGGAGAACCTGTCCACAATGCTGCGGATGAAGACGGTCAGCCTGGACATGTTCTTCGACCGGAAGAAGGTGGTCGATGCTGCCGGCAAGGCCAACCGGAGGAACCTGTCCAAGGCGGGTGCCTTCATCCGCACAACGGCGCGGAGCAGCATCCGGAGACGGAAGGGCGCTTCGGCGCCCGGCTCGCCTCCCAGTTCGCACACGGGCCTGCTGAAGCGGTTCATCTTCTTTGGCTTCGACCGTGGTCGGCAGACGGTCGTGGTCGGGCCTATGCGGCTGAACCAGAAGGCAGGCACCGCGCCGGCCGCGTTGGAGCACGGCGGATCGACCGTGGTAATCGAGGGCCTGCGTCGCCGTCGGCGAAGGCGCCGCGTGCGGATCAGGGCACGCCCGTTCATGGGGCCAGCCCTGGCCAAAGAGGCTCCGAAGTTCCCGAAGCTCTGGGCGAACTCGGTCAAGTGACAGGAAAGGACTCCACAAGATGACGACAACCACCTTCCGCATCTACCGGGCCCGGGACGGCTGGCGCTGGCGTGCCGTGCGGGCCAACGGCCGCATCGTCGCCGACGGCGGAGAGGCCTACACCCGCAAGGCCAGCGCCCGGCGCGCCCTGTGGCGCTTCATCGAGGCAGTCGACCGCGAGAACATCAACGTCCAGTACGTGGAGTAGGCCATGGCCAACACGACGGGCATCAAGGCCGGACGGGCGTACGTGGAGCTTGGGGTGGGCGACAAGCTCACCGCCGGGCTCAAGCGCGCCCAGGCGAGGCTGAGAGCGTTCGGTGCGGGTGTGACCCAATGGGGCACGCGGATCTTCGCCGTCGGCAGTGCGCTCGCCGCCCCGGCCGTCGTCGCGGCGAAGGCGTTTGCCTCGATGGGCGACCAGGTCGCCAAGATGGCCAAGCGGACCGGCCTGTCGGTCGAGACGCTGTCGGAACTTCGCTTCGTCGCCAGCCAAACGGGCACGGAATTCGAGTCGCTGGAGATGGCCTTCCGCAAGATGCAGCGATCGATCTACGACGCCGGGCGCGGCCTGTCCACGGCCGTCGATGCCCTGGCCGACCTGGGCCTGGAGTTCAAGGACCTCGACGGTCTGTCGCCCGAACAGCAGTTCAAGTTGCTGGCCGAGGCCATCTCACGGATTGACGATCCCACGAAGAAGGCGGCCATCGCCATGTCGCTGTTCGGCCGGACGGGCACGAACCTGCTGCCGATGTTCGCTCAGGGCGCCAAAGGCATCGAGGCCATGCAGGCGGAGGCACGGAGGCTGGGCCTGACCATGAGTGGACAAGACGCCAAGGCGGCCGAGGACTTGACCGACGCCTTCGACAAGCTCTGGAAGGTGCTCAAGATGGTCGTCTTCCAGGTCGGCGCGGCCCTGGCGCCCGCGTTGACCGACGTGGGCGAACGCATGGCCTCCTGGGCGTCGTCGGCCATCTCGTGGGTCAAGCAGAACCAGGGCCTGCTCGTCTCGCTGGCCCAACTTGCCGTTGGCGTCGTCGCGGCCGGCGCGGCGATGATCGGCGTGGGCAAGGCGATCACGCTGTTCTCCAGCCTGATCGGCGTGGCCGCGACGGTGCTCCCGCTGCTGCTGAGCCCCATCGGCATGGTCATCGCAGCCGTCGGGGCGCTCGGGGCGTACATGCTGACTTCTACCCAGGCCGGCGGAAAGGCCCTGGACTGGCTGGGCGGGAAGTTCAGCGTGCTCAAGGACGATGCGCTCGGTGCCTGGCAGGGCATCGGCGACGCGATGGCGGCCGGCGACCTGGCCCTGGCGGCGAAGATCCTCTGGCTCACGCTGAAGATGGAATGGAAGCGCGGCGTGAATGCCTTGCTCGACGTCTGGCTGGGCTTCAAGCACGGGTTCCTGAAGCTGGTATACGGAACGTGGTACGGTGCGCTCGCGCTGGGCGAACTGATCTGGCACGGCCTGGAGATCGGCTGGATCGAGACCACCAGCTTCCTGTCGAAGACGTGGAGCCGGTTCGTGGGCTTCTTCCAGCGGACCTGGCACACGATGTCGGCGGCAGCGCAGAAGGCCTGGACGTGGATCAAGAGTCTGTTCGACGACTCGGTGAACGTCGAGGCCGAGTACGGCCGGATCGATAAGGCCAAGGCCGACGCCATCGCGAAGATCGGCTCCGACCAGGCCGCCGCCATCGCCCAGCGCGAGGACCAGCGCCGCCAGAAGCGCGAGGCCGAGGAGAAGCGCCACCAAGCCCGCCTGCTGGGGATCGGCCAGGCTCACCAAGCCAAACGCGACGCGATGGCCGACGAGTACCGCGACCGCATGAAGGCGGCCGAGGACGAGTTGGGCGCGGCGCGGGATGAATGGAAGCAGGCCCTGGCGGACGCCCACACCAAGCGACAGGCCAAGGAAGGCGCCGACGCCGGCCCGGGCAAACTCGCGGGGCCCGAGGACCTGTTGGCCCGCATCCGAGCGGCGTCAGGTGGCCTGGGCGACCAGCTCAAGCGTTCAGTCCGTGGCACGTTCAACGTCGCGGCCGGGTTGTCGGGCTTCGGCGCCGGCTCGGCGATGGAACGCACCGCCGTCGCCGCCGAGCAGACGGCGAAGAACACCCGCGACGTGAAGCGTCTGCTGGCAGACGCCGAAGACACGTTCGAGTAACGCGAGGGAGAGGCACGGATGCCCATCACCGTCGAGGAGAAGTACCTCAGCCGGCCGACGAAGGACTCGGGCCAGGGCGACTCGGAGCAGGAACTCCTGTCCGTCGAGCGCCACTTCCTCGTCAAGGGCACCGACGAGGAGCTGCTCGCAGCCCAGGCCGTGCGCCAGCAGGCGCCGACGACGCACAACGGCCTGGAGCGTGGCGAGATCGGCCTGGAGCCGGCCGGGCCGTGGCACTGGGAGGCGACCGTCCAGTACCGCCCGCCGGATGAGGAGTTGGAGGAGGGCGAGTCCTCCTACAGCTTCGACACCGGCGGCGGCAGTCAACACATCACGCAGGCCAAGGCCCACGTCGCCAGCTTCGCGCCGTCCGGGCAGACGGCCGCCGACTACAAGGGGGCAATTGGCGTCACGGCCGATGGCATCGAGGGCGTGGACGTCACCGTGCCCGTCTACCGCTTCAGCCAGACGAGCGTCATCGCCGACGACCGGGTGACCAACGAGTACAAGGGCAAGCTCTTCCGCCTGACCGGCAAGACCAACACCGCCGCCTGGGGCGGTTTTTCACTGGGCGAAGTGCTCTTCCTCGGCGCCAGCGGTTCCAAGCGCGGCCGGGGCGACTGGGAGATCACCTTCAACTTCGCCGCCAGCCCGAACGCCACCGGCCTGTCGGTCGGCGACATCACCGGCATCGACAAGAAGGGCTGGGAGTACCTCTGGGTCGAGTACGCCGAGGAGGTGGATGAGACGGCCAGCCCCAAGCGGCTGGTCAAGCGCCCCACGGCCGTGCATGTCGAGCAGGTGTACGAGGCGGGCGACTTCGCGGACCTCGAACCGCCGGCGGCGCCGGGAGAGTAGACGATGGCGAACTGTCAAAGAGTGCCCAAGGTCAAACGCGGCCAGAAGATCACCTTCCGGGCCGAGCACTGGAACAGCTTCGCCGAGGCCGCCAACGCCCACCTGGCCCGCCAGTTCGGCCAGGCTGCAGGGGAGCTTCGCTTCCCGGCCAGTGCGGTCACCGTGCCGGTAAAGAATGTCAGCCCGAGCCACCGAGCCCGCTTCGAGGTCCTCGGCATCGAGGATGTATTGTTCGATCCGACCGACGATGAGGCCGCGTTCCTCCGCGAGCCGTTCGCCTTCGAGGGCGCCAGGCCGGACGACGAGGACCATCAAGGCAAGTTCGTCGTCCTGGCCGAGCCGGTGAACGTCAACCGGATCGGCCGGGCGTTCATCCAGGGCCTGACGCCCGTCAAGGTCGAGGTCACCGACGAGACCCATACCTACGCCGACGTGCTCGACGGGTCGTACGCCAAGCTCGCCAGCCGCCAGCACGGCGCCGCCAAGGTGCTGTGGAAGCAGCCCGGCGTCGGCGAGAAGTGGGCGGTCGTGCTGCTGGGCGTGGCGCCGTCGCGGCCCGGCGACCCGGCCGAGTACGAAGTGCTCCAGTCCCAGGGCACCGGAGAGGGCGTCCGCGAGGTGTGGGACTTCGTGCGGATGCACGGCAACCCGCCGTCGTAGGGAGGACGCGGACGATGGGATGGACGGGCCTGCCTGCCGACGCCACGACCGACTGGTCGCACATCGACTTCATCCGCCAGTTCGCCGATGCGCTGGACGAGCGGTACAGGGCCGCGTTCGGGCGCGAGAAGACCTGGCGGGACTACCTCGACAACCCCTACGCCGCCAACGGCTGGCTGGCCGGCTGGCAGAATGATCCGCCGGGCAGCCCCGCCGACGGCGCTCAGTACGCCACCGCCGACAACCCCACTGGGGCGTGGGCCGGCAACCCCAACACGCTGGCGACTTGGTACGCCGGTGACCCCGGCCAGTGGTACTTCGACGGGTACAACTACGGCGGCTACGAACTGCCCGACGGGCGGATCATCTGGCTATCAAGCGGCGAGTGGCGCGAGGGTGGGCACTGGTACCGCGTGGTCGTCGCGTCCCACGACGTGAAGGCCGCCGCCCGCAGGCCGCCCGACGACGCCCAGGAAGGCGACACGTTCGCCGTCCTCGCCGCCGACCCCGAGAGCGACTGGGCCGGCCACAGCCACACGCTGGCGACCAAGACCGCCGGTGGGTGGGACTTCGCCACGCCGGGCCCTTACTGCACGATCCGCACGGACGGCGAGTCGATCCTGACGTACAACAGCCAGGCGCCGGGTTGGCAGGGCTGGCAGATCCAGAGCGCCAGTCCGTACACCAACTACTACTACGGCATGACCACCTGGCCGATGCTCCAAACGCACGTTGAGTTGCTGGCCGGGGCCGGCAAGTACGTCAACACGATCGGCTACCCCGACGCCGCCGACATCGACGGCATCCTGGCGTCGATCCCGATGATGGACCTGAACATCCTGCGGGCTGCCGCCGGGCTGCGGGCGGTGGCCGAGGTGCTCACCGGCTACGGCTTCTCGCCGCCGGACTTCCACTGGGACCCGTGGAACCACGTCGGCAAACGATACGCGGTCCTGTGGAACGCAACAGGCACCTGGGCCGGCCACGCCAACGAGATCGCCGAGTACGTCTACTCGGGCGATCCAGCGACGTACCACTGGGAGTTCGAGACGCCGGCCGAGGGACATACCGTGCAGGTCAGCGCCACCGGCGCTACCGGCCAGTGGACCCCGCCGGGCAACAGCTACCCCATGCGGGACATCGAGGCCACGCTCATCATGCAGGCCGGGCGGTGGGATAACTATCCGGCCGGCTTCACACGCCGCTTCCCGCGGGAGATCGTCGCGATCGGCGCGCCGGGCGCCGCCGGGCAGAAGGCCCGATACTGGTCGCGGGTGACCGACGACTGGTGGCGATACATCGTCGTGGCCGAGCTGCCCCGAACGGCCCCGCCCGCGAGCCCCAACACCACCGACATCTACCTCGTCGCCGCCGGCGCCACCGGCGCCTGGCTGGGCATGGGCGGCCTGCGGGCCCAGTGGAATGGTACATACTGGGTCTTCGGCGGCGAAGGCAGCGAGCACTACCAGGCTCATCGCATCGCCGGCACGCAGGCCGCCTACATCGCCTTGCCGCGAGAGACGGGCTTCCGCTACCAGTACCCGTCCTACCACAACAACGGATCGTTCGCCGCATGGGGGAAGGTCTGGGATTACCTAGTCGATGGCATCTTCATCAAACCGCCATCCACCCCCAAGGACGGCTTCTACTACGCCGTGGCCTTCGGCGCAACCGGCGACTGGGAAGGCCAGGACGGCAAGGTCGCCCGTTGGGATGACGACCCGGGCGACTGGACGTTCCTCGAAGCTCCGGAGGGCACCGTCGTCCGCGTGCATCCCGGCCTCCAGGGCTCAGGGTGGCGGATGTACATCGGCCGCGACCACCTCCGCACCACCGACGACTGGGCCAACCTCAACGGCAAGCTGATGGAGCACGACGGCACGTCCTGGAAGCTCGCCGCCGACCAGACCGCCCGGCCGAACCTCATCTCCACCTACGGCCGCGCCCGCCACGGCGACTTCATCGGCCCGTGGGTCTTCAACGAGCTCCAGGCCGCCATCAGCCTGCTGAAGAAGACGCGGCACGAGTGCACCTTCGGCCAGGGCCCGGACGATGACGCGATCCTCCGCCGGTCCTGGTGGGTTGGCGGGGCCCTCCGGTGGGAGACTAACTCGTGGGAGTCCGGCTGGGGACCGTACGAGGAGACCGACTCCGACGGCTTCGCCTGGCGCGGCAGTCCGTGGGGCAAGGTCACCGGCCTGCACCCGAGCATGTTCACCACGATGGAGTGGTTCTTCGTGCCGGAGGCGCCGTGGTACGAGGAGACCTTCCACGACTTCGGTGAGGGCTGGGTCCAGGACAAGCAGAACCTCTGGCGGACCGACTGGCATATCGAGACCGCCGACCCGCACTTATCCGCCGACCGCTTCGGCACCCTCGACCGCCCGACCGAGTTCCCCGAGGCCGGCACCTGGGGTTACGAAGCCTCCTACGCCACCTGGCACGCCGTCGCAGCTTGGGACTTCCGGCACGAGTGACGGCAGGTGGAGCCCCTGGTGCCCGGTGCAGATTGCGGGCGGAATGCGCTGCCACTGCTATCGAATACGCTACACGAGGGTCTCGTGTACCCATGGCTGGGGGCACTGGTCCTCAGCAAACGGAAGCAACGGACGATCAGTCGTAGTTCGCCTCGTGCCTGCATCGCACCCTAGCCCAACTTCCGCAGCTCTGAGCCATTCTGCGCTTTTCTCAGTTTTTCTGCCCCGGGTATTCCGAGAATGCCGGCTGTAAGTGCCGGTGGTTCGTTGGAGGGCTGGGGCGCGGGGCTCGCGGAGGCCGTGTAGTGAAGACCTGCCTGGTTGCCTGGCCGGCTGGCCCTGGGACAATGGGGGCATGTTTCTTCGGCCGTGCTATCGCAGGAAGAACGGCAAGCGGCATGCGTACTGGGCGTTGGTCGAGTCGTATCGCACGGCGCGCGGGCCGCGGCAGCGGGTGGTGGCGTATCTCGGCCAGGTTGAGGAGCCGACGCGGCGGGGCGTGCGCCGGGCGGCGGGGAAGTCCAAGCAACAACAAGGCGCCCTGTTCGATTCCTCCAAGCCATCGTACGTCGGGTTCTTCTCCCAATCCGTTGCCACACTGTCGGCTCCGAACGGGGGCCGCAGTCACTCAGAAGGGCTTGCCGCCTCATGGGTCGCGTTCAACAGGTCATCTGCTGCACTGGAAGCGGCTTCTGGCGACCCGCAAAGGCGAAGGCCAGGGCCCACGCGCCCAGTGCGACACGGCGTGAAGCGAACTGGCGGGCAGAAGCCTGTGCTCCTCCTCGCAGCCCCAGACCGTCCTCCGGGCCATGGCCAGAATGCATACGCGGCCTTGGAGGACAGAAGGCCCGTAGGCACAGACACGTACATCGCACATGCCCTCCAACCCGCGGCAACTCTTTCGGAGAAGAACTGGGCCGGATCAAGCTGGTGGACGTGGTGATTCCGACGCGCAACGGCACGGAGATCCGCCGCCGCTGCGTGACTCGGCCGGACGACCATCAAGCAATCCTGCTGCAGCGTCTGGGCCTGAACCTGCCCTCGCACTTGCCGCTGGCGGACAACAAAACGAACGGGATGTAGTGAAGACTTCGGGCTGTTTCGAACGCAAATAAAGGACTTACGGCGATAACTGCGGAACTTGGGCTAGACTTGTCTTGCTGTGCGGACTTCGTACCGAGGACTTGCGTATGACCACCGCGGACAGCAGCGACATCCGCTGACATGCCCTGGCTACCATATGGCACCAAGTTGGCCACCGGTGGGCATGGAGGAGGTCACCGATGGGGCACGTCGGCCCACACCACTGCGAGGCAGATCCCGGCCGGGCGTTGCCGAAGCCGTAGGATGAGGGATCACTGATGGGCAGACCTGCCTTGACGTCTCGACCGAGCCGCTCTATCTTCTCAATTGTCGGACGTGCGCGGCTGCCCGACACGCATACACGCCATCATGGAGCCGGGGCTATGGGTGAACTGTTCAGCGCACTGCGATACTCGAACAGCACGAACCTCGGCGACCATATCCAGACGATCGCTGCGATGCAGTTCCTTCCTCGTGTTGACTACTGGGTCGATAGGGATGACCTGGCGGCATCGGCGCATCTGCCTCCCTCCAAGATCATCGCCAACGGCTGGTACATGCACGGCGGACACCTCCAGTACCCGGACAACCTCGATCCGCTCTACGTATCCGTCCACATCGCCCATGACTGGGTGCTGGACAGTGACAGCGCTACTGAGCACCTGAGGAAGCACTCCCCGATCGGATGTCGCGATAGCAGAACGCTCGAGCGGTTCCAGTCTCGCGGCATCGATGCCTACCTGTCTCGCTGCCTCACGTTGACGTTCCCACGGTGGGTCGGGCCTCGGGTCGACGAGGTGCTCGTGGTGGATATCGGGGATCACTCCGTGATTCCCCCTGACCTTCGCCGGCACGCGGTCGCCCTGACGCATTACACGTCCGATGGGGTCGAGAAGGACGCACGGAACCTGCTGCATGCAAGGGCGTTGCTTGACCGTTACCGGATGGCTCGTCTTGTGATCACGACTCGGGTCCACGTCGCGCTGCCGTGCATCGCCTTCGGCACTCCAGTCATCTTCATCCCGCCCGGATATAGCGCGGACGGACGGGTCCGCGCACTCGCGGGGCTTCTACCGCTTCCGGCCTCGCGGGAAGAAATCGACTGGGAACCGGGGCTTCCTCCCGACGTAACGGAGATCGCCGAACGCCTCCGTGAGACCTGTCGCGCCTTCATTCGCCGAGAGACGCGGCGATGATGGAACGAGAAGTCCTGGTTGGAAGCGGCGCCTTCCCTCGGGACCTCCCGCGGCACATTCCCCGGGACTTGCCGCTTGACTTTCCTGATACGCTCGTGTCAGATGGTGGTGTAAGGAACGGTTTGCCTAACGCCGCCGTGCTTGTGCCGTTGGTGTGCAGCGAGCTGGGCGGGAGTTTTGCGTTTCCCGGCATGGGCGGGCACGGGTGCGGCGGGGATCTCTTTGCGGCGTGAAAAGAAGGGGTGAGC